TTAAATCAGCTATACCTCCAAAAATATGTGATGACATTATAAAACATGGATTATCACAAGCAGAAACTATGGCACGAACAGGTGGCTATGGTGATAAAGAATTAACTAAAGACCAAATTAAAAATATTCAAAGAAAAAGAAAGTCAGATTTAGTGTGGATGAATGATACTTGGATATATAAAGAAATTCATCCCTACGTTCATGAAGCTAACAGAAGAGCGGGTTGGAATTTTGACTGGGATAGAAGTGAGTCTTGTCAATTTACAAAATATAAATTAAATCAATATTATGATTGGCATTGTGACAGTTGGGATAAAGTTTATAAAAGAAAAGAAGGCGATCCAGATAATGGTAAGATTAGAAAGTTGTCTATGACCTGTCAATTAACCGATGGCTCAGAATACTCAGGTGGTGAACTAGAATTTGATTTTAGAAACTATGAACCCCATGCAAGAGATGAAGCTAAACACTTAAGAAAAGCAACTGAGATATTACCTAAAGGAAGTATTATTATTTTTCCTAGTTTTCTTTGGCATAGAGTTAAACCAATAACGAAAGGAACGAGATATTCACTTGTCGTATGGCATTTAGGATATCCATTTAAATAATGCAAATAAGTAATTATTTTTCAACACCAATTTGGTCAGAACAAAAACCAGAGTTTGTTAAATCATTAAATAAAGCTAGTGATAAATATATTAAGGCAGTAAAAAAAATGCCTGACTCTAAAGAATATCTAAAACAATTTGGTGATTTTGGCAGGTCCTGGCATTCAACCCCATTAACAAAGGATAATGATTTTCTAGATTTAAGAAATTATATAGGTCAAAAGTCTTGGGAATTTTTGGATTATCATGGTTATAATATGAAACAATATGCAACTATATTTTCTGAAATGTGGGTACAAGAATTTTCTAAAAAGGGTGGAGGACATCATTCAGCTCACATTCATTGGAACCAGCATGTTTCGGGATTCTATTTTTTAAAGTGCGGTGAAAAAACTTCTTATCCTATTTTCCATGAACCAAGAACCGGGGCAAGAGCTACTAAATTAAAAATGAAAAATCAAAAAGGCATATGGCCCGGAACAGAGCTAGTTCATTTTAGACCTCAACCAGGAACATTACTTATTTTCCCAGGATATCTGGAACATGAATACGCAGTAGACTTTGGTATTAAGCCATTTAGATTTATACATTGGAATATACAAGCAGTGCCAAAAGAAATGGCTAAAGATGTTTAAAGAAAAAATTATAGATAATTGTATTTCTAAAGAAAAACAAAATTTATTAATTCATCAAATAATAGATAATGAATTTTTTCCTTGGTATTTTAATAAAGATATAACATTTAAAGGTGGTAAACAAAAAAGACCATCATTGGGTCATATTTTTATTAAAGATAAAAAAGAAAACAGCACAATAGCTCAATTTATTTCTTCGATGTTTTTTAAAGTTTTAAAAAAAAATATTATAAAAGGAAGAATTATATTTCAATTGCCTCTTAACACAAACACAGTTTCTTATGATACACCTCACACAGATATGGATAAACCTCATATTGTATATTTATATTATGTAATTGACTCAGATGGAGAAACAATTCTTTTTAAAAAGAAAAAAATATATAAAAAAATAAAACCAAAACAAGGAAGACTTTTAATATTTGATGGAAGTATAATTCACACAGCTTATCAACCTAAAAAAAATATAAGATGTGTAATTAATTTTGATGTGGAAAAATAATGAGTTTTGAAAAAAATAAATATACAGTTATTAAACAAGCTATCTCAAAAGACCTAGCTACTTTTGTTGCTAATTACTTTTCAATAAAAAAACAGGTTTATGATACCTGTCAACAAACAAGATTTATTTCTCCCTATGAAGTTTTATTAGGTGAGTATGAGGGCGCCAGCGGTCAGATCCCCCATACCTATTCTCATTATTCAGATATTGCTATGGAAACTTTAATGTTGAAGTGTCAAGCCATGATGGAAAAGACTACAGGATTAAAATTGACTCCTGCTTATACCTTTGCCAGAATTTATAAACATGGAGATATTCTTAAAAGACACAAGGATAGATTTAGTTGTGAGATATCGACGACAATGAACCTTGGAGGAGACCCATGGGCAATCTATCTTGAGCCTTCTGGTAAAGAAGGACTAAAAGGAATTAAAGTAGATTTAAAGCCAGGAGATATGCTGGTCTACAGTGGCTGTGAACTAGAGCATTGGAGGAATAAATTTAAAGGTAAAGAACATATTCAAGCATTTTTGCATTATAATAATTGCGAGACACCAGGAGCTAAAGATAACATGTTTGACAGGCGACCTCATTTAGGACTTCCCTCTTGGTTTAAACGATGATATAGCTTTATGATGGAGGTAGTAATCCACCATACCTACTACCTCCTTTATAAGGATTTCTATGCTACAAAAAATAGGTTTTATACCAGGGTTCAATAAACAAGTTACTTCTACCGGCGCTGAAAATAGATGGACGGGCGGGGAGAACGTACGTTTTAGATACGGTACACCAGAGAAGATAGGTGGCTGGTCACAATTAGGTTCTACTAATTTATGTGGTCCAACAAGAGCACTACATCACATGGTTAATAAAACATCAATCAAGTATGCTATTCTAGGAACTAATAGAATTTTATATGCTTACACGGGTGGAGTTTATTATGACATCCATCCAATTAAAACAGATTTTGGAGCACTAACAGATAAACTAGCTTGTACTTCAGGTTCAGCTATTCTTACTATTACTTTATCCTCAACTACCGGTATGACTGCTTAGAGTGGAATATACTACTACCAAAATAGGCTAATCTTTATAGATATAAGCCTATGGTGTATAATCTTTTTATGGCTTTGAATTTAATTAATATAAGACCAGGATTTAACAAACAAATTACAGATACGGCTGCTGAAGGGCAATACGTAGACGGTGATTATGTTAGATTTCGTTATGGCTTTCCTGAAAAAGTAGGGGGATGGTCTATGATTACAACGGACACTTTAGCCGGTGTCGTAAGAGCACAGCACCAATGGTCTGATTTAGATGGTAATAGATACATAGCACTTGGAACTCAAAGAGGATTATATATTTATTATGGAGCAGCATACTACGATATTACTCCATTAGAGACAGCGCAGACGGGAGGAACGTTTGATACTACAGACACCTCGCCAACGGTCACCGTTAACCTGGTTGGCCACAACATGATTGCAGGAGACTACTTTACTTTTACAGGTGTGACCGCACCAACTGGCGCAGGGTACACTGCAGCGAATTTTACAGACCAAACTTTTGAAGTAATTAGTGCAACGATTAATACATTTACAATAACCATGGCAACTAATGCCGGAGTTACTGTTGCAGCGTCAGGGGCATGTACTATAAACAGATACGTTAAAGTAGGTCCTATTGGACAAACATTTGGTTTTGGATTTGGTACAGGAGCTTACGGAGGAGCGTCTGGACTTACTACGACTTTAAATGGTGCTATTAATAATATTGTTACAACTATTACTTTAACTTCTACCACAGGTTTTCCAACAACAGGAGTTGTTAAAATAGATAATGAACTTATAAGTTTTACAGGAATTTCAACAAATGATTTAACAGGATGTACAAGAGCATACAATGGTACAACAGCCGCTTCTCACGTGGATACTTCTGGGGTAGAATATTTTACTGCATGGGGTGCAGCTTCATTATCGTCTACTGTTAGATTAGATCCAGCTGATTGGAGTTTAGATAATTTTGGACAACAATTAACTGCCACTATATTAAATGGAAAAACGTTTATATGGCAACCTATAAATAATAATAATAATGCTTTATCTATAAGAGCAGTTATTATGACGGGTGCACCTACTAGAACAAGTATTTCAATAGTATCAGATACAGATAGACATTTCCTACATTTAGGAACAGAAGTAACGATTGGAGATACTTCAAGTTTTGATCCAATGTTAATAAGATTTTCAGACCAAGAAGATTATACCGATTACCAACCCACAAGTGTTAATACAGCAGGTACTTTTAGAATAGATGATGGAACACAAATCATAGGTGCAGTAAGAGCAAAAGATTATATTTTAGTTTTAACTGATACCGCTGCTTATACTATGCAATATGTGGGAGCGCCTTATACTTTTAGTATCAGGAAGGTAGGATCTAATTGTGGTCTAATGAGCTCTCATTCAGCTGTCTTCGTAGATGGAGTAGTTTATTGGATGGATGACTCGGGTTCTTTTAATGCATACAATGGAACGGTTGTAAAAAATCCATGTTCAGTAGAAGATTTTGTATTTACTATAGCTAATCCTGGAGACTTAGGTTTTAACTATGATGCTGGAAGAGTAACTTATGCTAGTCATAATTCATTGTTTAATGAAATACATTGGTTTTATCCATCTTCCTCTGCTACTGAAATAGATAGATGTGTTACTTATAATTACGAAGAAAAAATTTGGTACACAAGTTCTTTGGATAGAACATCTTATACTGATGCTCATTTGTATAGTAAACCTTTTGCTTCTTCTTTTAATACTACAGGAGTACCTACTTTTCCTATTATACAAGGAGTGACAAATACTTCTGGATCTGCTACATATTGGGAGCATGAAATAGGAGTGGATCAAGTAGCTAACGGAGTAACTACATCAATTCAATCTTATATTGAAACAGGAGATTTTATGATACATTTAGAAGGTGATGGAGAATTCTTTACTAAAGTAAGAAGATTTATACCTGATTTTCAAAGACTAGATGGAACTGCAACAGTTACTATTTTATTAAAAGACTATCCCTCAGATACAGCGGCTAGTTCTTCCTTAGGACCTTTTTCTGTAACATCAAGTACTCAAAAAATAGACACACGTGCTAGAGGAAGATCGGCTAGTTTAAAAATAGCCAATCTATCTAGTGGAGAGACTTGGAGATATGGAACTTTTAGAGCAGACATACAACCCGATGGTAGAAGATAATGGCTAAAATAACTAATTTTATTCCAGAACCTAGTATGAATTATGATACTAAAAATCAACAACAACTTCTTCAATCATTGGAAACAATGAAGAATCAATTAAACACTTCTTTTCAAGAAGATTTAAAACAAGAAGTAGACCGATTTGCCTGGTTTATGATACAGGATAATTAAAAAATATGGCTAATAAATATATAGGGGTAAACTTTGATCTAGCAACTACGGATGTGACAGATGTTTATACTTGTCCTTCTAATTCTAGAGCCATTGTTAAAAAAACTCATTGTGCTAATCGAGCTGCAACAGGAGTAATTAAAGTTTTTATATATGATAGTTCTGCTGCTACTCAATATTTAATTGCACAAGATTCTATAATTACTAGCACATCAGCCGGAGTTGCGGATGGTACTTTTATTTTAGAAGAAAATGATGTATTAAGACTACAAGCGCCAGCTATAAATCAGATGAGCGGTACTATTGCAATATTAGAAGTATCTAGAGAAGATCAGAATGGCTAAAAAATATAAAGAACACCACGAACGTAATCAACCTAAAAAACGTGGGGCAGGGAAACATAAAAAAAGTCTTTCAAAAGGTGAAAAAAGACAAAGAGGTACTAGAAGATACAAAGGCCAAGGTAAAGGCTAGACAAATAAGTTTAAAAGTATTATATAAGTCATATGGAAATAAAAAAAATACCAGCAAAAGCAGTAGAAATTGTTAAACACAAAAGAACAGGTGTAGTTTACGCAGATAAAGCAGCATTTGATGCAGATGTAGCTGATTCAAATACAGATACTACTTCTGAAGATTTTCAACAGGATTTACAAATCACTGTTGCTTCTTTGCATGTGGACGGTGAAACTCAGTAACAATTAATTTATGCAACCATTAGGTGGAACAGAGCTGCAATATGCTCAGTTATATAAACACGTAAATAATAAGTTGTTAAATAAGTTTCAAATAACTACATCTATTCCAGAAAAAATACCTCTATCTAAAGATAAAATTAATATTCTTTGGGCACAAAATTCTTACGACCAGAGTAATTTAGCTCCATGGTTTGAGGATAAATCTAATCACTCTAAATATGATTGGTATGTATTCAACTCTCACTGGTGTGCGGAAAAGTTTAGAATGGCGTTTAAATTACCCCCTGAAAAATGTGTGGTTATTAAAAATGCTATAAAAAAATTTGCAGACAAACCTATTCATAAAAACGGCGATAAAATAAAGCTAATATATACTTCTACTCCATGGAGAGGATTATCCGTTTTATTAGGAGCTATGCAGTTAATTAAGAATCCTTTAATTGAATTAGATGTTTATTCCTCTACTCAGATATATGGAGATGTTTTTAAAAATGCTAATGATACCTCTTATCAAGAATTATATGAACAAGCTAAAAAATTACCTAATGTAAATTACATAGGGTATGCTTCTAACAAAAAAATAATAAACAAGATGGGTGAATATAAAATATTTGCTTATCCTAATATATGGGAAGAAACTTCTTGTATGTCAGCTATTGAAGCTTTAGGAAGTGGACTTCATGGAATTGTAACTAATTACGGAGCTTTGTTTGAGACATGTTCAGAGTGGCCGACTTACGTTCAGTACGATAGAGATTATAAAAATTTAGCTAGATGCTTTGCTTATGCAATTGAAGGAATTGCATCACAACTTCATTCAGTGGGTATGCAACAATTACTAGATTCTCAAGTATCTTTTTATAAGAAATTTTATAGTTGGGAAAATAGAAAAAACGAATGGACTAACTTTTTACAAGGAGCTTATGATGCAAAATCACGAACCAATTTGGTTTAATGAAGAACAATCACCACAGGACACTAAAAAAGAAGCAGGCTATTCTTTATTTGTAGCAACACCAGTACATAGTGAATGTTCTATTCATTATGCTCAAGCTTTATTAAATTTACAAAAATATTGTTTTAAAAAAAATGTAAAACTATGGTTTCAAATAATGAAATCTTCATTAGTAACTCAAGGAAGAAATATGTGTGTGAGTGCATTTCTTCAACAAAAAGAGGCTACTCATTTATTATTTGTAGATTCAGATATTTCTTTTAACGAATCTGCTCCAGAAAGATTGGTAGCTTGTGATAAAGATGTTATTTCTATTCCATATCCTTTAAAAGACATGAACTGGGATAAAGGAATGCATATGATTAATGAAGGTAAGATTAAAGAAGCTAAAGATTTAAGAAACAAAGGTTTTTATAGATACCCTATGAAGGTAGAAGATAATTCTGCTATTAAAATTAAAAATGGAGTTATTAAAGTAGAACATTCTCCAACAGGTTTTATGTTAATTAAAAGAGAAGTTATTCTTAAGATGATAAAGGCTTATCCAGAAATGAGAATTGATCAAGAGCAAATAATTAATGGTAAAAATGAAAAACTACCTGACTTCTGGAATTTTTTTGACACTCAATTTGACCCTGTTAAACATACTTATACAGGAGAAGACTTTGCTTTTTGCCAAAGATGGAAAGACATCGGGGGAGAATGCCATGCCTGGATTATGGACCACATCACTCATATTGGAGAGCATCAATATACAGGTCGTTTTGCGGATGAGTTGATAAAGACCGACTAAAATGGTAGAATTTTAAAGTTATATAACTTTATAAATTAGAAATAGGAGCTACAAATTGGACCCATTTACAATGGCCTTAATGACTTTTGGTGCACAAAAGATGAGAGGCAAATCTACTAAAAGATCTATAAGAGACGCTATGATAATAGGAAGTCTAGGCCAATTAGGAGGAGCTTCTATGGGAGTTACCCCTTTTGGATCAGCAGGGACTGCAGGAACTATTCAAGGTCTAGGACAAACTTCAGCAGCTCAAGGTTTAAGAAGTTTATTCCCACAATTTGCTTCCCAAGCAGCAGTACCAGCAGGTACTGGAACAATAGCAGCTGGCTCACCTTTTGCGGCAGCTGGAAGTTCTGCTTTATCAGGAGCAGGAGCAGTACCAGCAAAAACTGGAATTATGGAAACTCTTAAAGGATTTTTACCTGAATCTAAAGCAGGTCAAATAGGTTTAGGTGTGGCGGCAACAAGTTTACTAGGAAGCATGGGTGACGATGATCCTAATAAAATGTATTTACCAATTCCTAATCAAGCTTATACTAAATACGCTAACTCAGGAGCGGGTGGAACTCCAACTGGATTTATGACAAGAGATTATGCGACTGGAATAAATTCTCCTTTAGTACAACCTGGAAATTATGTAACGGCGGAAGAAATTTTAGGGGATCAACCTACTCAACAATTTAAAGCAGTTGAAATGAATACTGGTGGGCTTGCAAGTATTGCAAGATTTAATGAAGGTGGACAAGTACTTCCTTCTAAAATGACTCATGATGAAAATGATTTTAATAACTACGACAGAGCCAATGGTTTCGTCTTAGACTCAACAGGTCATGGGAAAGATCACGAAGATACTATGTTAGCACAATTAGCTGATGGAGAGTTTGTATCAAGATCTCATGCAGTTTTAGGTGCCGGTATTATTGCTGGAGCAAATCCTAGTGATAAATCAGACCAAAGAAAAAAAGGTGCTAAGTTTTTTTATGACCAACAAAAACAATTTAAAAGAATCTTTGATTTAATAAATGCAAATAAAACAAAACACTAAAACTATTTCACAACAGGTGCAAATTATACCTGTATTACCTCAAGAAATAGATAAATTTTGGGGATTAGTAGAATTTTTAATTGCGGAAGCTCTTAAATATGGAGGATCTTATGCGGATCTTAAAGATATAAAAGAAGAGTTACAAAAAGATAATATGCAATTGTTTATTATGTTTGGGCAAGATGATGATGGAGAAACTAAAGTGTTTGGATGTTGTACTACTAGAATTTTTGAAAACCCGAACTTTAAAGAATTACAAGGGTGTATTTGTACTGGAAAGAAATATAAAATGTGGGTGGATCAATTAGTGCATACCCTAGAAAAATTTGCTAAAATTAATAAATGTAAAAGATTAAATATGCTTGGAAGACCTGGATGGAAAGAATTTGTAGGAAAACATGGTTGGAAAGTAAAACATTATCAATATCAAAAGGAGATTAATTAAATGAGTATATTTGGCGGCGGTGGCAGTGGAGGAGGAGGTGGTGGATCACAACCGGACACTACTACACAATATATTAGAGAAGCACCAGGAATAGAGGAAAGAAAAATTGGCTTAATGGATACTGCATCAGAGCTTGCAAAAACTCCAATTAATATTCCTACAATTCAAACTCAAGGAATAAGTGGATTAGAGCAACAAGGTGTAACCGCTTCTGGTGTAACAGGTATTGGAGCTAATACTATGAATGCAGGTATTGGGTCAGTATTGGGAGCACAAAATGCGGCAGCTATGGATCCTACTTCAGCGCAATTTCAAAATTATTTAAATCCTTATCAATCTTACATTACAGATGAGATTAATAGACAAGCTCAAATGCAACAAAATCAAATAGGACAAAACGCAGTTATGTCTGGAGCATTTGGTGGAGGAAGAGAAGGTGTTCAACAAGCGGAACTAGGTGGTAGAACATTATCTGCTATAGGACAAGCTCAAGGATCCTCTTTCCAAAATGCATTAAATGCGTTTCAAAATAATCAATCCTTACAAGCTCAAACAAATTTAAATGCAGGTTCTCAATATGCACAAATGGGGCAGGCTCAGCAAGGTATGGCGCAACAAGATATTAATCAATTGATGGCTGCAGGTGGTCTACAAAGACAATTGGGTCAGCAAGCACTTGATGCTACAAGACAAACAGAATTACAAAGATCTTACGAACCTTATCAAAGAGCAGAGTTTGTTAAAAATATGTATGCTGCGGGACCAACAACACAGTCTTCTCTTACACAATCTACTTCTCCTGGAACTAATCCACTTGCTCAAGCGGCAGGTGCTGGACTAGGGGCGTATGCGACTTACTCAGCTTTAAATAGAGCTCCTGCACTTCAAAATGCAGCGACAAATACTGGAAGACCATAACATTATGGATAAAACCTTAATGAGACCTTTATTTAGAAAGAAAGCAATTCAATATAGACAAGTTGAGGGTAAAGCTGTACCTAAATTTTTTGTTGGCGGAATTATGTCAGCAGCAAACATGGCTAGAGCAGCGGCTGCTCCTGCATTTAGATATATAGGATCTAAAATGGCTGGACCTAAAGTTGCAACCGCATTAACAGGATTAGAAGGAGCTGGTATGGGTTATGGTATTAATGAAATGGCTCAAGGAGTAAAAGAAGGAGATACAGGGAAAACTTTAGAAGGTGCTGCTTACGCTATACCTGGAATGGCTTTTTTACCAGGAACCGCTAAAAGATCTGGAATAAAAGCTTTAAGAGAATTTGGAGAATTTGCAGGATCAAGAGCAACTCCGGCTACTACAGCAATGTTAAATAATCCAGGTAAGACAGCTATAGGATCTATAGGCGCAGCATTAGTGGGTCAACAGATGCAAGGTGACGGGACTGCAACTGATATGAGTCAAGTTTCTGAAGGAGTTCTTCCTATTGAAGAAAGATTAATTTATTCTGAAAAACCAGAATACGCTCCAGATCCAAAGAAAAAAGCTACTGAAAATTTAAAAGAATATAGAGAGGGAGTAAAAAATTTTAAACCGAGACCTATTGGAGTTAAAGATCCATCAAATCCACAAGAAATTCAATTAAATGAAGATTTACCTAAGGCAAATAAAATTATGGAAGTTGCAGAAGCACTTGGAATAGATATAAATAATATTGCAGCGGTAGGAGAAGAAACTTTAAAAAAAATAGCAGAACAAACTGATGTACCTTTACCCGATGTTTTTAGATTAACGGGTTATAGAAATAACAACAACGATCCAGAACCTATTGCACCTACTATTCCTGGTCAGATTGATCAAGTTACTAATAACATAGCTGGAATGACAAATAATGAAGTAGATAGAATGGTTAAGAATAGAAAAAATCAATTAAAACAAGCAGAAAATTTATCTCCTTTAAGTAAAGAGTTCAATGCTTTTAGAGATCAAATAAATGAAATGACGGGTGGTACTACAAACTTAAATAATTTAGTAGCTATGAAATTTGCAGGTCAGTTGTTATCAGGAAAAAGTAGAAAAGGCGGTATATCAGGAGCATTAGATATAGCTGGACAAGGGATGGAATCTGCGGGTAACGATTTAATGTCAATAGCTTTAGCTCAAAAAAATCAAGACATGACTTTAGCTCAAGCATTTTTAAAATCTAAAGCAGATGCTGCGGCAGCAGCCGCTAAAGCTCAAGAGGGACCAGGTTTTGTAGGTGGGGATAAAGTTTTTAAAATAGAAGATCAAAACTACCCCGGACAGTTTTACAATGTTAAAGGATTAACAGGTAAAGATGGAAAAATTTATTATAGAGATTCTAATAACAACATCGTACCTGCTGAAGCAGGTCAAGTTGGATATGAGTCAAAAGAAAATAATGATAAAATGAATTTATATGCAGCTAACTTAGAGGAAAATAAAAGAGGAGCGGAAATGATTAACTTTGTTATTAAGGCTCTTCCAGAATCAGGAACTTTTACTGCTGCATTTGGTTTAGCAAAAGAAGATGTAATAGGAACTTTTGAACAAGTAACTGGAGCAAATGGTTTAGCAGGTTCTGAGTTTGATTCTGAAATAAAAACTTTAATGAGAAATAATGATGGCTCTGAAAAAGGTCAAAAAGAAACTGAGTTAATGTTAGAAAATTACGATAAAGATATGGCTAAAGTAGAAAAGAGAGCAAAAGAAATGGCTACAGCAAGTTATAAAGAAAGAGGAGGAGGATTCTTATCAAGACCTTCAGATGCAGAATTAACAGCATTTAGTAAACTAGCTTTGATTGAGCAACGTATGAAATATCTTGTTGCGAATGCAAACAAAGCAGAAGATAGATTGACTCAAAAAGATATTGAAAATGCAGCTCAACGTACAGAAATTATTAAATTTTTTGGTTCAGCTAGAACGGTTAGAAAAAACTATCAAAATCTACAAAAAGAATTTTCAAATAAAGCTCAGGCGTTTGCTATGCAATATAGAAGAGCAGGTGGAACAGAATCTTCTATGCAGTACTTTAAAGAAAACGTACCTGGAGTAGAGCAGTTATATACAGAAAGCCAAGCAGGCTATACTCAAAAAGAAAATCTTAAAAACACAAAAAATAGAAATGATATTTTAACTACCATACCTGGAGTACAATAATGGCTGCTTTAGATAAAGTACAAAAAGCTATTGATGAAAAAAGAATAGATACTCGCTCATTAAATGAAGAGCAAATAGGTGCTTTAGATGATGCATTTAAATCAGGAGAATTAACCGGATACGAGAGTGTAGGTCAATATGAAAAATTAATTGATCTAGGAGCTATGAGTGTAGCTCAAGGGAAAATGAAAAGGTTAAAACCTATGGAATCTTCTACAGGAATTAGTAGAGGAGATATGGTATTAGCGGGAACAGTTGGTTTTGGAATGCTTCCTTACATGGTGGAAAGAGAAGCTCTAATAAGTTCTTATGTTAAAAATGGTTTCAAAGATGTATACGGAGTAGATAATAGATACGTAGCAGGAGCTAGTATTTATGATAAAAGATTATCCCAAATGAGTAAGTTTGCTAAAAAATTAAAAAAAGTCCCTGGACCCTTAGGTATTCCAGTTAGATTATTAGGTAACACAATAGGTGTGTTAGACAACACTGTAGATTTCTTTAAAAAAATAAATAAGTTTGGACCTAGCACAGCGTTAGGAGTTGAAGCTAAAGCATCTTTAGGAGCAATAGGAGGAGCATTTGGAGGAAGTGCTACTTATGATATAGCTAATTTAGGATCTGATTTTGTTGGAGCTACCTCAAAAGATTTAGCGGAATTGACAGATAGTGATGAAAGAAAATTACCTTTCACTGAAAGAATGTTTCTTAATGGACTTAGAGCAAGTAGAGATGAAATGCTATGGACAGGAGGAGCTTTAGGGTTACTAGGATTAGTTAGAAGCGCCGGAAGAGGACTTAAATCTTCATTAGATTTAGATAAAGCTCAAGCAAAAGAAATTGCTGCAGCGGCAGAAAGATCGGGACAAAAAGTAAACATAGTAGATTTAATTCCAGCAGATAATCCTGGATTAAGAGGAGCTTGGCAGAGTTTCACAAAAAAATTCTTTACTACTCTTGGGGTATACCCACTTGTAGGTCAACCTTTAAAAGACTTCAACAGAGCATTTAATGCTGATTTAACTCAGGAACAGTTTATAAAAACTATGGATAATTTAGATCTTCCGCCAATGGTTAATAATAGTATTCTTAACTACGCTGGGGTTAATCAAATAAAAAGTGAATTTAAAAATGTTTGGAAAACTATTGATGATGAATACGGAAGATTTAGAAATCATTATGAACAATTAGGTAATCCTACCTTTATACCTACTACAAATATAAGAAATACCACTAAAACAATACTAGAAAGATTAAAAGCAGAGTACCCAGAACGATTAGATATATGGGATGGCTTAGAAAAAGGAGCTAAAGATCTAACTCCTGCAGATGATCCAATGGTTCAATACATAAAATATTTAAATAGAATATCTGAAACTAGTGAATATACTTCTAAAGGAGGTTATGTAAGATTAAGTGATATGTTAGGTTTATCTAAAATGTTAACTAAAGCATATTCAGGCAGTCAATTTAAAGTAGTAGATAATGAAGTAATTAGATTAAAAAAAGCTTTTGAAAATGATGTTAACTCTTTAGGGGAAGCAGCTAACAGAGATATACTAAAAGATAAAATATTTAAAGATGAGTATCAAATGAAACTTACTCAAGAAGGCCCAGAAGCAGCAGAAGCTTTCTTAGATACAAATATTAATGTAGCAAATTCAGCCTTAAAACAATTACAAGAAGCTAATGCTTATTATTCTATGGTTTTAAGACCTTACGAAAAATCTTCAGTAGCTAGAAAGTTAATGGCAGTAGATAGAAAATTATTTGCTAGCAAAGGTATTGATATGACGGGGATTGAATCTATAGCTCCAGATCAAGTTTTTGATAAAGTAATTAAAGGAACTTTAGCTGGAGATAGTCCTTTAGCAGTTAAACAATTAAAACAAATATTAGGAGTTACAGACTCTTCATACGATATACTAAAAGCAGATGGTTCAATAGATAGAACGGTTAAAATACCTATTAGTAAAGAATCACAAGCAGTATGGGATAGATACATTAAACAATGGTTATGGGATTCAGTTAATAATTCTACAGCTAATCCTATTAGAGATTTAAAAGGATTAAGTGCTCAAGCTATAGCGGCACAAGCAAAGAAAAAAGGTTTAATTAGAAAGAATTTTAATCCTTTGGATGCAGATGTTGAACAAAGAGTTAGAGCTAAAACTAGAACTGATGAAGTAAGTAATGTAACAGAGGTAGATGCAAGAATATTTACTGAAGGTAATGGAGTGGCTAATCTTAATGAAGGATTAATACGTAATCATGATTTTGGATCTTTAGATATTGATAAGTTTGTTAGAAAATTAGGAATAGACAACAAACAGGGAAAGGATAAAATAAGAGAAATATTCGGTGGAGGAGCAAAAGGAGATAGAGCTCTTAAAATGTTTGAAGACATTATTGAGGTTAAAAAAGCTATGGAAGGTGTTCCTTCTACAGATCCTGCTAAATTCATTCAAAGAAGTTTAACTTTAAGAGCAGGTAGTGGCCAAGGTGGTATGACTGCTACAGCAGTAACAGGAGCAGTTTTAGGTATAGGAAATACTTTAAAACTTATGTTAACAGCTAGATTATTTGGTGAAATTATAGGAACTGCAAAAATAGCTGAGAACGTAATGGAAATGAATAAAGCTTATAGATTTTTATTAAATGCAGACGCTAATTCAATCCTCCCTGGAAAAGGAAGAATACCTTTAACTCCTAAACTCTACAATGGAGCTTTATTAACTACGGGAAGAGCAGTTAATAGTTTATTTGAAGCAACAGGGGATGAATTTAGAGTTGATCCTAATAAAATAGATTTTGAGGAAATTAGACAAAAATTAATGTCATTAGATCCTAATGTTCCTTTAGGAAATAGTTATGATTTTGGAAGTATGTCTAAATTTACCAGAGATAGAATTTATCCAGAATATGACGTAGTTAAAATGTTAAGTCCGGATATGAGAAGAGCAGGAGAAGAATATTTACAAGGGGCTTCTATAATGGGAGCTAGTCATTATCAATTTCAAGAGATTATGAACTCAAATCCTTTAATGCAGGCAGCAGAGGCGCCAGTTAATACACCTGCAGTAGAACCAATTACCGCACAATCGCCACAGGCCACTATGCCAACGGCAACAGAACCTGTGGTAAACCAGGGAGAGAAGTATGCTACATTGTTTCCTCAAGATACATTGGGACAAGCTTTAGCTAATAGAGGTAATACACAACAATTTAATGAAGGTGGATTAGTAGAAGACGCCTATCAAATGGCAGAAGAGGTTTTAAATGCCTAAAAAAGAGTCGGCTCTACATAAAATAGAGTCTCATGAAAAATTATGTCGTATTATGCAAAAACAAACTTTTGATCAAATAAAAGAAATGCATGCTAGAATCCTTAGAATAGAAAAGGTTATTATAGTTGGTTTATTTGCAATATTTTTAGCTTTACTTTCCAACAACTTTGGTTCATAACCATTGAATGATATTTACAGAAAACTTAGAAGATAATTCCTTTACCTTAACAGAACTTGAATTAATAAAAAAATTTCCCTATAAAAGATACTCTAGAGCCGAAGATCCAAAAACAGGCAAACGTATGTATTCTGTAGACGGAACTAAGCTACCTTCTGTAACTACTATACTTGGAGCTACAAAAGACAAAGAATCTATTGAAGCTTTAGAACGATGGAAGCAACGTGTTGGAGAGGAGGGGGCTGAAAAAATTAAGAATGATGCCGCTTCTATGGGAACTGAAATGCATTTAGTTATTGAAAAATATTTAGAGGGAGAAGGTTATTTAAATATTTCTGAAAAAGGAAATAGAGCTAGAAAAATGGCTCATACTATTCTTAAAAACATTAGTGGATTAACTGAAGTTTGGGGAAATGAAATTAGTTTAGCTTTTCCAGAAAAATTTGCAGGAGCAACTGATTGTATTGGAGTTATAGATGACAAGGTAACTATCTTTGATTGGAAACAAACTAATAAACCAAAGAGAAGAGAATGGAGCGCTGTTCAAGATTACTTTACTCAATTAGGAGCATATAGTTTAGCTCATGAAAGTATGTATGGAAAAATAGATCAGGTAAAAATATGCATGTGTTCAAGAGATTTTAATTATCAAGAATTTTCTTTAGAGGGACAAGAATTAAAAGATTACCAAGATAAATGGTGGGAAAGATTTGAGACTTATTTAAAAATTACTTCTTAGCTATTTTATCTTTATTAGGACCTTCTTTAATAATATAATCCTGAGTTCCATTAGCGCCTGTTTCAACTTCTTTTTTTAAGTTTCTAAACAAACTCATTTCAGTAATTTTTCTGTATTTCTCTTTAATAAACTGCTCTATTGCTTTTGTATCTCTCATTTAAATATCCTGTAATCCTGTTTCTCTATTTAAATACTTATATTCTATTTTCTGTATGTCAAAATCTTCTTTTATCTTATCACAAATAGATTCAACACTAAACTCTCCACAAGAATAGACGTCAAACTGCATTAAAGCAGGACTTAATTCATCCCAAATATGCATAGCAATGTGTGAAGTTTCTATAATTGCAACAGCTGTTATTCCACGGTTCCCAGGCATGTTACAGTACTTAACATAAGGACCCATAAATATTTTCATATTTATAGATTCAACAAAATCTTGAAACCATTCCTTAAGTTGTTCTTCATCCATAGGAGGTCGAAGGGCTTCAGCCCGGATGATTAGGTGTTTGTGTACAAGTAAATTATTTTCCATAGCGCACTATAGACTACTTCAACCAGTTTTTAAACTCGTCTCCCATAGTCGCTATCGCTAATTTATCTTTTTGATGAAGAGCACTTAA